GATTACCAACACCAATAGTTCCTATGACAAACAAATCGCTAGAAGTACTCGACACATCAACTGTTACGGATAGTTCTTCTGAATAAACTCTACTGCCTGTCATCACACCAACTAAATTATCAGGATTGCTAGACTGTGCACCTGTATTTGTAGTAACTACTGAACTCGAATTTGTACGAGAATTACTCCACATACCTATCACATGTCCTGCTGGATACACAACACCACTACCTAATGTCTTATTCGTTAATGTTTGTGTCCCTGTTGTGGTTACAACACTACTAGAGATATCGGCAACATCTATAGATCCATCAATTACTTTAGCCGCATTTATACTATTATCAGCAATATCATCCGCGGTCATTACCGAGTTAGCCGGTGCTCTACCTAATGTAGACATTTAATCCTCTCTTTTCTCTGTATTAATTTCCCAGAACGTTTGTAATTTTGATTTCTTCTGTCGTTCTGTAATAATTTTTCTTGCGTCTTTATTCTTTCTATTCCATTCACGTGCTCTCTCAAGAATGATCTCTTTATTCTTTTGATAATAAACTTTTAATTTTTCTTTTCGTAGCTCATCATTCTTCCACTTCTCAGCAAGGCGATCCTTATTCTTCTGATAGTATTTATTATTAGCTATAGATTTTTTCTCTTTTTTAGTTAATGACATAGTGATAATCCATATTTTGCAATAAAATAAGAGTCAACAATATCACTAACGGGATTTCTTATCTTTTCTGATCTGGGAGTCAACGTTTCTTTAAGATCAACAGGTGTGAGTAATTCATCAACAAAGGCTTCATACATCAATTCTTTATTTGCATTACCTTTTCCTGTAGCAAATTTCTTAATAACTGTAGGAGGTACAGTAGTAAACGTTTGTTCTATTTTATACATCTTGTGTTTTAATATCCCCATATTTTCTGCAATGTTGAGAATTGCATTTCCAGTAGCACCATAGGCATAACCTTCAATAAAGGTTTCATATCCTCTAACTATATTTATAGCCCATTCGGATAACATTTCATGACGCTGCTCTTTTGTTTCCCATTTAGGGTAGGGTTCCGCATGTAAATTTTTATGTAATGAAGAGGGTTTACCTAAATAATAAAAATCTATATTATTATTTTCATATACACATATTGCAGGTGATGTTAAAGAATAATCAATCCCAGCTATCGTCTTCGGATTCTTCACTTTCTTCATCCTCATCTTCATCTAATTCGAAATAATGACCACAAAAAGGACAAGATTCTAATCCTGAAGTATCTTCTGTTAAAATAGTATATTCTTTATCACAACCATCACACAATATATTGATATTGGCGTTTCCATCCTCCCATTCAATATCTATTGGCATTTAACTTTCTTGTTTCTTCCAATTAAATGAATTCTCTTTATCATCATCTAATTCGATTTGTTCTATTAACTCTCTAGGTGAGGGTAATGTTTGAGCTTCCGTGTGATTCCATAACAATTTATCACCAAACCATACCTTAAGGTCTTTGTGTTTGGGTAATCCATCAGTACAGGAAAATGTCTTCTTATCTAATCCTGTATAACTGCTAAGATCATCACGGAGTGTTTCTGCTTCAGTCTTCATTCCGTGAATACTACCATTATATTCAATGTTCCACGGTTTATGTGATATCCGTGAAGAAACCCAAGTTTCTTTATTTAAAACTAATTTTCTTCCCAGACGTATTGAATTTTGCATTTATTTAGTCCATTCTCTGGTTATGTGGATTCTTTGGCCATGCTAACATAGACATAGTTAAATGAAATTTAGTAAAATATATATCATCAATAAAAACCTCATCTTCCCGTAAACCATCTTCACCAAAAAATGCATCCATCGCATATAATTGTGAAGCATGTAATGTACGCCAATCTTTTCCTAGAGTTTCTGCCATATATTCCTTCCCTTTGTATTATTTAGTTAAATATTAAATAATTTCACAGCTATCACCACTACATGCAACAGTCTGAGCACCTGTGGTAAAGTCTTCATTCTCATATTCAGAAAGTTTAGAATAGTCTATTTTTGGAAACTCTTCTTTCATTTTTTCATAAGTCTTTTTATCAATTTCTTCATAAGGAGCAAGTTGGTAGATGTGATCATCTTTAGGTAGAAAACTTATACCCACCACATCATCAAAATTTTCATATACGAAATGTCCGACCTTAAACCATTCATCAGGTTTTACATAAATTGTGGCCGATACCGTATGTTCTGTATAATTGTGTTTTATCTTTAACCATTGTTTTAATTGAGATATTGCATCAACCTCATGTACCTTTACAGAATTCTCTGGGGCCTTTACAGGAAACTCAACTACCCATGTCATAGCAGTTTCTTCTGGTTGGCCAACTTCTGGTGAAAATTTCACACCCTGATCTTTCATCATTCTATACAATGGATCTGTAGCTGATATTCTTACCCTTCGTATATAATAATCAGCAAATCGTGGATGAAAACCAGAAGAAGAATTTACTAAAATTGATGCGGTACCAGAAGGTTTAGTAGTTGTAATTGCTGCCGATCTTGGTATACCCAATCTTTCGGCATATTCTACATTAATTCCTACAGAATAATCTCTCAATGCTTGTAAGTTCTCTGGTGTCAATATATCGGGATTATCCATTTGACCGGTGAGTGATACACCAAGAAGTCTTTCTTCTTCGGCATTCTTTTTCCAATCAGGACTCAACTCATCTAGTAATGAAAAATCTGTCAATGTTGATTGTATAGTTCCTATTATAGTAGCAACCTTAACTTTCTCCATTAGATCAGGAAGAGTGTCTTCTGCACGTATAACCACTTCGGAGAGATTACAGAACCCTCTTGGTCGTAATATTATTTCACCACATGGGTTAGTAGTCCAATCCTGTCTCTTACGCCTTCTTTTTGGTATTAAACTATTGATAGAATAACGATTGAATATACCACGTTCACCAGTACCACTCTCTGATAATGCTAACCATTCTTTCATGAATTCTATAGAGTTTGGTTTTTCATCATATATGGCACTATTATTACTCATAGCTCTATGGCCATTAGTCATCCAAAATTGTCCTTGTTTTGCATCTCTCATTCCATTGTCGTAAAGGTCTGATAATGTTATAATAGATGATCGTCTAACACCACCAACAACTACAGAATTGGCTATTTTAGTAACAATATCAAATGCGTTCAGAGGACTTAATCTTCTATCTCTATGTGCCTCTACCATGTGTTTTATGAAATGTAATGTCTCCTCTAAAGGTCCCGGCCCAGATGATCTACCACCGAAAGTTTTAAGTCTTGCGCCCTGTGGTCTTAATTTCGATAAATCCCATACTACATCAAATCCATCCCACATTGCCTGACAACATTGTAATGTACCCTCTGACCATCCTTCTTTTGAATCTTTGAATGTTATTTTTTGTTTCTTACCATTTAATTTCTTTACTTTAGGAAGTTTTTCAATATATTTCTTGGAAACATCTATGCCGACTCCGGCGCCACTCATCAATAAAAAATAAACTTCTGCGAATGAATGTAATGAATCTATAGGAACGGTTGAACAATTATAAATTGCCACATTATTTACTTCAGCGGGTTTACCTGCAGTCCACATTAATCGCATAGATGGCATCACCTTCATACGATATACATAATCTGTTATTAACTCATAATCTGATTGTTTTAATTTTTTCTTACTTACTTTCTTGAGGAATGATGTTGCTCTTTCGACTGTTTCTTTCCAAGTTTCTCTTCTTTTTAAGTCATCAACCCAACGAGAATATGTCCTCATGTATACAAATTCTGCTAAATCGTTTTCAAACACACCGTTTATGTCTTCGTTCATTTGTTCCTTATTATTTTAATTTTTCTAAAAATTCTTTTGATTCTCTTTCCGACAATCCATATTTGGACATAATCCAACTTCCTTGTAGATTATCTTTTATAATTGCCATTTCTGCTTTTGTGAATGTTTTCGCTTCTACTACATAATCTATAAACGCTTCACAACAGATAGGAAATTTAGGTTCTACTAATTTCCACATAGCATTAGCAAACTGTTGAATTTCTTCTTGAGCATGGCTATCACCTCTTAGATGATAAAACTTGAAGAAATTGTTTAAATCTATTTTCCATATAACTTCGGTATAATTGGCCACAGGAAGCACTAAACGTGCCAACTCCCTTGAGAGATCCCAATCTATTAAGTTCTTATAGGCAGTACTAGCACCATCGAAAATTCGATATATTTCCCATTCAATTTCTCCGGGATTACGTAACTCACCTTCTTCTCTACCTTGTTTATTTGTTGTTGATTGGGGTTTTAATTCCTTCCCCTTCGGAAAATAAAAGTCATCTGACATGACAGAGTATCTACCAGAATACTCGTTCAAATTTGCCGTTCTATGACGGACTAACTGGCGCATTACAAAGATGGGTAGTTTAATATGGAACTTGACCTCACACATCTCAAAAGGTGATGTGTGTTTATGTCTCATTAGGTAGCGTATAAGATTACGCGTCTGACTTACCTTTCTTGTTCCTTCACCGTAACTAATTCTTGCTGCGTTTTCTACTTCCTCATCATTACCCATGACATCAAGTAATTTTACAAACCCGTGTTCATGAATTTTTATCTCATTATCGGACATCTCTCCACTTTCTAGCTGCCCAATCTGCTTCTAATCCATTGACTGTATTTTTATTTATAATATTTAGGATTTCATCAGTAGACAGTCCATTATTAATCAAATCATTAATATCTTTGAACTTTTTTAATTCTGGCCAAACCACAACATTCCAACATTTTTCAATGGATTTCATCATCTTTTTTACAGTATGTTTATTTCTGGGTTCATTATCAAAAATTAAAGTACATTGTTTTTTATCAACATTTATTGGTAATGTTTCTAAATCACCACCGGCCACAGCAAGACAATTTGGAAGAAACATGGAATCTATCGGTCCCTCCACAATATATGTATGTTCTTCGGGATCCCATCTATCTAAACCATAAATCTTGGGAAACTTTTCTTCAACTTTTATTGTAATATAACGTAATTCATTTTTACCCAATGCTCTACCCTGAGCAGCAATCAATTTTCCTTCCATATCAAAAAAAGGAATAACCATTCTGGGTTCATCTTTCCCCAAGTTAGAATAATCTATTTTGGATATATTCTCTGCCCACTTCTTAAAATCTTCAGCAAAATAAACTGTTGTTTTGAAAGTTTCTGGGAGATTTCGACTCTCATAATACTTACGAGCAAAATGATCTTCATCAAGTTCACCAATAGTAGGTAACTCAATCTTCTGAGGTCTAGGTTTGAATTCGGGTTTCTTAAAATGAAATTCGGGATCTTTAGTCTTACCACGACCTACAGATTCGCCGTGTCCATGACTATATCTCTCCATTACATATTGCCCATGTAAGTGAGGATCAATTTGTTTTATGAAGTTTCCAAAAGATGCACCATAACCACAATTATGACATTTTACAAATAGGCTTTGACCCTTTGTATAAATGTACATTCGTTTCTTTGATTTGTTCTTTTGAGAATCACCACAAATAGGACATCGAGAATTCCATAAATTGGCCCTTACTTGTTTTAATAAATCAAGGCGAGGAGAGATTAATCCTACATATTTTTGATCTATAAATAAACTCATAATAATAGTATATCACAAAATATGTGAAAGTCAAGTCAATGCCATTTGACAATTCGTATAAAGTCCGTTGCTGTCTTTCTTACTGTTCTGAAAAATGCTTGAGCTTTCTTCTTATTGTCGAAATGTTTTTCTTTTCTCTCAAATCCTTCTTTCCACTTTACTACATAATGTTGTGGTGGTATGTGAGCGAAAATATCATGTTCTATAATTCCAAACTGATTCACCCAATAATGTCTTGCTTCCCATGATTTATGTCGGTAC